CGGCTTCTCCGCATCATAAAACGCCGCCACCAGCCTTGAGTCATTCACATAACTCTCCAGCTCGCCATTCTCATCCAGCCCCGCCATCACAAAACCTTCCCCTGTCACTAATGCATCCAGATGAACATCCCACGCCTGCAAATCCATCTCCGTCCCCTTCCAAATCATCTCCAACCTGGACGTCAACGCCTCATCCTCACCCACCACAAAGCGCAGCAAATTCACCCGTTCCAACACCGAGTCAACCACCACCCCGCACCAATTCTCACTAAAATTCGCATCCACCCGCCGAAACAGCTCCGCCAGTCTCGAAGCGTTATACCGCTGTGGATGGCGCCCATCATAATAATCCCACAGTCTCGAATACCGTTCCCCCTTCCTCTTCAACACCTCAAACGCCAACTCCAAATCATTCATCCTTCCTCCGCTCCTCTTCTCTTCTCATCCTCTTTCTCCTCTCCCTTCTTCCTCCCCTCTCCCTCTTCTCTTCCTCCTCTCCCTTTAGGGAGAGGTTGGGAGTAGGTCTCTTGGGTTGGGGGAGTAGGTCTCTTCATCCCTGATAACTCCTCGCAACCCTCTTCCCACCCCTCACAATCTGCCCATACGCCCCCGCACTCGCATCCACCTGATCATCATGCATCCCATTCGGAAACGCCGCATGCTCATCCACAAATTGAGAATTCCATGGCGCCCGCAACAGCCGCACCATCCCCGCCTCACAAGCCGAACTCCACGGATTAGCCCGTGTCTCCTTACTCCCCGTCACCCGTTGCGAATGAATCGCAATCCCGCTAGACAAAACATACTTCGCCGTACTCTGTGCGCTGTCGATCCCGCTCGATCCAGGTTCCATCTCCTGCCAAAACACCACCTGCGCCCCCACCCTCTGCAAATCAGCTTGCGCCGTTCGCTCCATCACCTTATCCCGTTCATAAGTGCTCCACTGCCCGCGCACCACATGCTCCACGAAAATCATCCCATCCGCCGCCTTCGCCAGCAAAACACCCACCGTAAAGTCCCCCTTCCCCGCGCTTGCCGCCTTATCCCAATACCGTACCCTTGAAACAATTCGCTCCGGCATCACATCCACCACCGCCAACCAATCCCGCTTAAACATCCCGCCCTGTCGTGAATACGGTCTCTGCTGGTACAAAGCATTCCAATCATACTCACCCAGACTCATCCGTACCCGTTCCAAATCATCCTCATTATACTTATCAGGCCACAGTGCTTCTCCAGGCTTCCTCCCCAGCGGATCCACCTCATCCACCCACACCCCCTCCTCCAATCCCTTCTTCTCTTCCTCCCCTCTTCCTCCTCTCCCTTTAGGGAGAGGTTGGGAGTAGGTCTCTTGGGTTGGGGAGTAGGTCTCTTGGGTTGGGGAGTAGGTCTCTTGGGTTGGGGAGTAGGTCTCTTGGGTTGGGGAGTAGGTCTCTTCCTCCGCAATCGCCGGTAAACAAATCACCACCCACCGATCCGCCTTCTCATTCTCCCCCATATTCCGCAACAACTTCCCCGCCCAATCATCCGGATGCCACCGCGTCATCATCCCCACCACAGCCCCACCCTGCTCCAACCGTGTATAAGCCGAAGACGTCCACCAATCCCAAACCCTATCCCGGTGCGACTGGCTCTCCGCCTCGTCTCTATTCTTAAACAAATCATCCGCCACAAACAAATCAGCCCCCAACCCCGTAATCGCCCCACCCACGCCCGCTGCATCCACCCCGCCCCGGTGTGGCTTCGCCAGGTTCCAGGCTTGTGCGCTGCGGCTGTCATCGCTTAACGCCACCGGTCCACTCACCCCAAACTTCTCCGCCAAATCAGTCCCATACACCCCCATCTCCCCGAAAATCGCCTTATAACGATCATCCTGTACATAATCCCGAATCGCCCGGCTATTCTTCACCGCCAAATCCGCCCCATAACTCGTCAAAATCACCCGCGTATCCGGCAGCCTTCCCAACAACCACGCCGGAAACAACCTGCTTGCGAGCTGCGACTTTCCGTGCCGTGGAGGCATGAAAATCATCAACCTTCCCACGCCCGTCCGTCCCTTCGTCCGCACAAAAATCTCCACCTGCTCCAAATACTCCGCAATCAACCGCTGATGCCGTGCCCCGTGATACCATGGCGAAACATACTCACAAAACGCCATCAAATTGCGTCTCGCCATCTCCCGCTTCGCCAGCTCCGCCCGTGCCTCCTCCTGCCTCATACATCATCCTTCTTCTCTTCCTCTTCCTCTCTTTCTCCCTCTCCCTTTAGGGAGAGGGTTGGGGAGTAGGTCTCTTTCCCCGCCATCTTCGCCAGTTCCTCACTCGACAACGAACTCAAATCCGTCACCAAATTAGAGAACCGCTGCTCCACCTCACTCCTCGGCGTATAATCACCCATCAGCTCCAACGCCAGCTTCCGATCCTGATGCCCCTTATAATCCGGCATCGTCGCCACCTCAATCAGAGCCTTATAAATATCGCCTCGTCTCTCAAACAGGGGTGCACTCTGCATCACCGCCACCGTCTCCTCAATCGCCGGATTCTTCTTCCGCCAGATATGAATCACCCGTTCACTCTCCAAACCCAACACCTGGTTAGCCAGCTCCGCCAACGTCGAAGGCTTCCGTGTCTTCTTCGGACTAGCCGCCCACGCAATATAAGCCGCCACCCGCCAGGGCCACCCGGCATCTCGCAAACGCATATACTCATCCCGCCAATCCGCCGACCCATCCTCAAACGCCTTCCGTGCCACCTCGCTCCGCACCCGCTGCTCCTCCGGATCCACCCATCCTGATCCTGCTCCCTCTCCATTCTTCCCCCCTCTCCCTCCCAGGGAGAGGGCCGGGGTGAGGGTCTCTTCTTCCACATCCAACCCCAGCGCCAACTGCTCCAACATCCCCTCATCAACCTTCTGTATCATAACTTCCTCCTTCTTCCCTCTTCTCTTCCTCCCTCTCCCTCCTAGGGAGAGGGCTGGGGTGAGGTTACAACCAAAGTCAAATAACTCTCCCCATCATATTCCGCCGCCATCCACACATCCTCAATCGTCCCATGCACCCACAAATTCCCCAGCTCATCCCGCATACACTTATCCGTCTTAATCACCTTCCCATACAAAACCGTCCCCACCAAATTCGCACCCGTCCCCACCCCATCCCTCACATTCAACGACCCAATCGCCACCTTCACATTCCCCTCACTTACTTCTTCTCCTCTCCCTTTAGGGAGAGGTTGGGAGTAGGTCTCTTCTCTTTGGGAGTAGGTCTCCTGTGTTGGGGAGTAGGTCTCTGGATCCACCGCCCCATTAAACCCATTCTTCTCCATCCCATCCAACCTAATCTCATGATGCAAATGCGGACCCGAACTGCACCCCGTATTCCCGCTAAAACCGATCAAATCCCCCGCCTTAATCACCTGCCCCATCGCCACCACATACCTGCTCAAATGCGCATCAATCACCCTTCCCCAGCGCGTATTCACCCGCACATAATTCCCATACCCGCCATCCTCAAACCCAATCCGTCCCACCTGGCCAGCATGCGCCGCATACACCGGCGTCCTCTCCGGGCAGCCGTAATCCATTCCATTATGGCCTCTCGTCTTCCATTCCGGATGCGACTGATAAAAAGCCGCATTCTCCCCAAACCCCTGCGTCACCACATAATTCCCCCTCAGCGGAGGTAACAAAACAATCTTCTCAGCCATCTTTCCTCCTAATGACTCGCCACAACCCTAAACACCGTCTCCATCATCCCAATCGCACCCGCAATAACCAACGCCGTAACCACACCCAGCGTCCACTTCAAAATCTTATTCGTCTGCACCATCTCAATCACCAGCCTGTCCAATACCTCCACCCGCTTCTCCTGTTCCTCAACCTGCTTACTCATTCGTTCAATCCTCAAATCGCACACAGGATGCCTGGCTGCGCTATCCGTCTCCATCCTCTGCAAAATTACCGCCATCTCATCCATCCGCTTATTCAACTTCTCAATCATTTCACCCTGCCGTGCCATCTGATCCACCAACATCCGCATCGTCCCTTCCTGTATCGTTGCCCGCCGGTCATCTTCCCGCCTCAAACCCTGTTCATTCGTTTCTGTCATTCCGCCCATCCTTATACCAAAAAAATAAATGCAGCCAACCCCTGATTCTTCCCCTTCAGGGGTTGGCAAAAAAGAAGAAAACTACTCGAAACTCTTCCCCACCACCGGCGTCCCCGTCAACAGCAAATGCATCAACTTAGCGCCGCCCAACTGCACCACATACCCGGCCACCACAATCAACACATTCGCAATCTGAGCCGCCTGACCATCCAAATAAGCCACATCAGCCTGCGGTTGAAAAATCTTCAAACTCAACAACACAATCAAGCCCACCAAATTCAAAATTGCCGAATACGTCTGAGCCTGACCAGGCTTCACCAAACCAGCGCTTTTCAAAATATTGATAATCGCTGCCACCAGCGCCGCAAACCCTGCCAGCGCCCCAAACTGAGCCACCAAACTATTGAAATCCATACCAAAAATCTCCTTCACAAAACATAAGCTAATTCCCCAATCAATATCCCCTTCCCTCTCCCTCTTAGGGTCTTACTCCCTCTCCCTTTTTTCTTTCTCCTCTCCCTTTAGGGTGCGTACCCGGTACGAGGTTGGGAGTAGGTCTTCTTAGTAGGTAGAATCAAAAAAGCCGAGCCAAACGCATTTTCACGTTTGTCCCGGCTTTCGCTTCTCTAGGACTAAAGGGATTCTTATCCCTCACATATCTATTTTACAACATTATGTTCTAAAA